CACGCCATCTGTGAGCTCAAGACCCTCAAGAAATTCACTGTGATGACCTCCCGCACCTACACCACCCGCCTCAACAAGCTCAAAAAGGACCCGCTTTACTCTGAGGAGATGGACAAGACCAGTGACCTCTACATTGAGCACCTGATTGAGCAGGCCATGCTCTATGACAGCACGCCCACTGTGGTAGCGGAGGTGCAAGTGGACTTTGGGGAGTATGTCCCGGAGGGCTTTGGCACCTGTGACAATGTGATGATTGGCGGGGACACCCTCAGCATCACGGACTACAAGCACGGCAAGGGTGTCCCGGTGTCCGCCGTGGGCAACCCGCAGATGCGGCTCTACGCTCTGGGTGCTCTCAAGCGCTATGCCCCCGTGTTCGGCGATGCCATCAAGAAAGTCCGCATGTCCATTGACCAGCCCCGCCTTGACAGCTACACCACCGACACTATCACCGTGGAGGAGCTGATGGCCTGGGGCGAGAACATCAAGCCCATTGCACAAAAGGCTTTCTCCGGGCTGGGTGAGTTTGTCCCCGGTGACCACTGCCGTTTTTGCCGTGGCAAGGCTCAGTGCCGTGCCCGTGCCAACACCAACACAGCGCTGGAGGACTTCAAGGACTGCGTGCCCTCCGCCTCCGTCCCGCCTGACGCTATGGCCCCCCAGGAATTTTCCCACATTGGCCCGCATGGGAATGAGGTGCACCCGCTCCTCTCTGATGCAGAGATCGGTGACCTCCTCATCCGTGGCAAGGAGCTGGTGGCCTGGTACAAGGACCTGGAGGAATACGCCACCAAGGCACTGCTGGATGGCAAGCCCATTGAGGGCTGGAAACTGGTGGCTGGCCGGAGCATCCGCACCTTTACGGACCAGGATGCCGCCATCCAAGCTGCCATTGCCGCCGGATATGATGAGGCCCTGCTCTATGACCGCAAGCCCAAGACGCTCTCTGAGATGGAGAAACTGATGGGCAAGGCGGAGTTTGCTGAGAAAATCGGCGGCTATGTGACCAAGCCCCTGGGTAAGCCCACGCTGGCCCTCAGCACAGACAAGCGTGAGGCCTACAACCCCGCCGCTGCTGACTTTGCCGGGGTGGCTGCCAATGAGTAAGTACCAGACTTGCGCCCATTCCGCCCCATGGCAGCCACCCATCCCGCTGGATGATGAGGAAAAGGGCTACCCCGTGGGCCGTTTCTGCAAGCACGCCTGCCGCAGTATGGCGGTCATCCGTGACCCGGCAGTCTGCGAGAGCTGCACGCAGTACACAGACCCCTCCAAGCTTATCACCATCAACACCGGGGACTACCACGCAGACATCTATTTTGACCGGCTGGAGGACATGCCCCTCTCCAACATCCGCAAGGTTTTCAAGCTACTCCTGGCGGACCCGTGGAGCAATGAGGGAGCCATCCGTCAGATGACCCTCTACCTGGATGCCGCCGTGATTGAAAGCAAAGAGGCCTGGAAACAGGCCAGTATTGAGTATCAGAACGGCTGGCGCAATGTGTTCAATAAGAAAAGCCGCCTCAAAGAGGACCGCCAAAAGCTCCGAGAAAACAACCGGCTGACCGCTGCCGTAAAGCGGACCAAAGCCCGGCATGAGCGCTGGGTGAAACTTCAAACCTGCTGGGCTGAGGCCCAGCCTGATGCAAACACCAGAGTGTAATTTAACTGTAAAGGAGATCAAAAGATTATGTATCAGAATGATGCCATGAAAGTCCTGACTGGTGAGGTCCGCCTCTCCTATGCCAACCTGACCACCCCCAGAGCCGCCCAGCAGGGCGGTGAGCCCAAGTATTCCGTCACCCTGCTCATCCCCAAGAGCGATGCCGCCACCAAGGCTGACATTGACGCTGCCATCCAGGCCGCCGCCAATGAGGCCATGGCCAAGGTGTGGAACGGTGCCCGCCCGCCCATGCTCAAGGTGCCCATCTACGATGGTGACGGCGTGCGGCCCTCCGGTGTTCCCTTTGGCGATGAGTGCAAGGGCCATTGGGTGATGACCGCCTCTACCAAGAACAAGCCCCAGGTGGTGGGCATCGACAACATCAACTGCGAACTGTCCCCGGCGGACATTTACAGCGGCATGTATGGCCGTGTCACCGTCCGTTTCTTCGGCTACTCCAACAGCGGCAACAAGGGCATTGGCTGTGGTCTGGGCAATGTTCTCAAGACCCGTGACGGGGAGCCCCTGAGTGGCCAGGCCTCCGCTGCCTCCGACTTCGCCGGGCTGGGCGGCACTCCTGCGGCCACTCCCACCTACGGTGCGGCGATGCCCGCAACCCCCGGTGCCTACGGTGTCCAGCCTGCGGCTCCCGCTGCCCCTGCCGCTCAGGTGCCTTGGGCCACCACCGGCGGCATCAATCCCATCACCGGCCAGCCCATGTAATTGGAGGACATCATGCACCATCTCAGCATTGACCTTGAAACCTATTCAAGCGTGCCGATTGCTAAGGCCGGGGCGCAAAAGTACATCTCCAGCCCGGACTTTGAAATCCTGCTCTTTGCGTACAGTGTGGATGGTGCGCCTGTTGAGATCATTGACCTGGCACGGGGGGAACGCCTCCCCCCGTGGCTGGTCCAGGCCATCACCTCCCCGGAGTACATCAAGCACGCATACAACGCCCCCTTTGAGTGGGGCTGCCTGTCCAAGTTTTTGGGCACCCTGCCGCCGGACCAATGGCGCTGCACCATGTTCCACGGCCTCTATTGTGGCTACACAGCAGGCCTGGATGCCACTGGCAAGGCCCTGGGGCTTGCTGAGGACAAGCGCAAGCTAAACACCGGCAAGGCGCTCATCCGTTATTTCTGCGTCCCCTGCGCCCCCACAAAGGCCAATGGAGGCCGCACCCGCAACCTGCCCCAGCACGACACCGACAAGTGGGAGCTGTTCAAAGAATACTGCCGCCAGGATGTTGTGACTGAGATGGAGATTGAGCGGCGGCTCTCTGCTTTCCCCGTGCCGGACTTCGTGCAAAAGCAATGGGAAACGGACCTCATCATCAATGCCCGTGGCGTGGCCGTGGACATGGACCTGGTGAGCGGTGCCCTCTATCTGGGCAATGTGACCCGCCAAAACCTCACCCAGGAGGCTATGAAAATCTCCAAGCTGGACAACCCCAACAGCGTGGCACAGCTCACGCAATGGCTCCAGGAGGCCATGGGAGAGGAGCTTGCGGACCTCCGCAAGGACACCGTGGCCCGCCTGCTGGGCAAGGAGGACAACAGCCCCCAGGTCCAGCGGATGCTTGAGATACGCCAAGAGCTGGGCAAGACCAGCACCAAAAAGTATGACGCTATTGAGGCCGCTGTGTGCCCGGATGGCCGTGTCCGTGGGCTGCTCCAATTCTATGGGGCGAACAGGACGGGGCGCTGGGCAGGCCGCCTGGTGCAGGTCCAGAACTTGCCCCGCACTTATACAGAGCCGCTGCCGCTGGCCCGTGAACTGGTGGAGCACCGCAAGCTGGATGCCCTCCGGCTGATCTATGGCTCCGTGCCTGACACTCTCAGCCAGCTCATCCGCACCGCCTTTGTGGCCCCGGAGGGCCATGTCCTCATTGACGCTGACTTTTCGGCCATTGAGGCCCGTGTCATCTCCTGGCTGGCCGGTGAGCAATGGCGGCTGGAGGTGTTCCGCACCCACGGCAAAATCTATGAGGCCTCTGCCTCTCAGATGTTCGGCGTGCCCATTGAGCTCATCAAAAAGGGCAATCCAGAGTATGCACTCCGGCAAAAGGGCAAGGTGGCAGAGCTGGCCCTGGGCTACCAGGGCAGCACCGGCGCACTCATCAACATGGGAGCCTTGGACATGGGCATCCCGGAGGAGGACCTGCCGGACATCGTGAGCCGCTGGCGTGAGGCCAACAAGCGCATCCGTGACCTGTGGTATTCCATGGACAATGCCGCTGTGCAGGTCATCACCCAGGGCGGCAGTGTGGGCATCAATGGCCTGCTGCTGGCCCGTGAGTATGACTACAACCAGGGCACCGACTGTTTCACCATTCAGCTCCCCTCTGGCCGCAAGCTCTACTATGTGAGCCCCGGCATTGGTGAAAACCAATGGGGCAATCCCTCCATCTCCTACATGGGCATGGACCAGAAAACCAAACGGTGGAAACGCATCGAAACCTACGGCGGCAAGCTGGTGGAAAACTGCGTCCAGGCCATTGCCCGTGACTGTCTGGCGGACACCATTGAGCGCCTGGAGGCATCCGGCCTGCCGGTGGTGTTCCACATCCATGATGAGGTGGTCATTGACATTGCCCCCTGGGCTGATGAGGACACCATGCTGGACACGGTGGTCAACATCATGCGCCAGCCCATCCCGTGGGCCACTGATCTGCCGCTCAACGCTGATGGCTGGGTGGGCACATTCTTCAAGAAAGACTAAATAACTGACGAGCCCCCCCCCGCTACCAATGCGGTGGTGGGCTGAGGGAGGCTTTTATGCAAATCCTTGTTGCCTGCGAGGAAAGCCAGGCGGTCACCATAGCTTTGCGAAAGCTGGGCCATGAGGCATACAGTTGTGACCTCATCCCATGCTCCGGCGGCCACCCTGAGTGGCACATTCAGCAAGATGTGCTCCCTTTGCTCAACGGCTACTGCTTTTTCAAGACCTGTGACGGCTCCGCACATTATGTGCTGGGGCGGTGGGACATGCTCATTGCTTTCCCGCCCTGCACCTATCTGACCAATGCCAGTGCCGTCCGCATGAGAGTAAATGGTGAGATTGTGGCGGAGCGATACGCCAAAGCAATGGAGGCCAAGGCTTTCTTTATGAGCTTTCTGAGCGCCGACTGTGCAAAGATCGCCGTGGAAAACCCCACTCCTTTGAAAATCGTGGAGCTACCGCCCTACACCCAAGCAATACAGCCGTGGCAGTTTGGGCACCCGTACACAAAGCGGACATGCCTGTGGCTCAAAGAGCTGCCCCTGCTGGTCCCCACCGAAATCATCACGGAGGGTGTCACCCCGTGGGTAAATGGTGGATGCAAAGACGCACATGGGAACTACCGGCGCTTTCAAGGCCGCAGAGAACGGGACCCCATCAACAGGGCCAAAACTTTCCCCGGCATAGCAGCCGCAATGGCGGAACAATGGGCCGGGCCCGTGACTACTTAATAATCAGCCCCCCCCCGCTGTTTGCGGAGGCGGGGCGTGGGAGGCTACATGCAATTCAAGCGTGAAAAATGGGAGCTGCGGCAGATGCAAGCCATGCCGTTGCGGCTCAAAATCCAAATGACAGCCCAGCGTATTGAAAGCTGGTATGAGTATTGGGATAGCTATAACATCCGCTGGGAGGATGATGGCCCGCCGGGTGTCTACTTCTCTTTCAGCGGTGGCAAGGACAGCACCGTGCTCCGGCACATTCTAAAAAACCACTGCATTGCGGTGTATGACTGCCCGGTGGTGTTTGTTGACACCGGCCTGGAGTACCCAGAGGTCCGCAACTTCGCCATACAAAATGCGGATGTGGTGCTCCGGCCTAAAATGAACTTTCGGCAGGTCATCCTCAAGTATGGCTACCCGGTCATTGGCAAAAACCAGGCCCGCTACATCCGGGACCTGCAAAATGCCCACGGCCAGAATGATGCCACCGTCAACCTGCGCTTGACCGGCTACAACCGGGCAGGCCAGTATTGTCCCACTATGAAATTGGCAGACAAGTGGCAATTCCTCAGAGGGGCCCCGTTCAAAATCTCTGAGCAGTGCTGCGATGTGATGAAAAAGGAGCCCATGCGGCGCTACCAAAAAGAAACCCGCCGGATGCCCATTGTGGGAACGATGTGCACCGAAAGCCAAAGCCGTGAGAAATCCTGGCTGATGAATGGGTGCAACGCCTTTGAGGCCAAATATCCGCAGTCCCGGCCCATGTCTTTCTGGACTGAAAATGATGCGCTCATGTACCTGTTTCTCTATGATGTGCCCTATGCCTCAGTGTACGGGGATATCCGATGCAGATTTAAGGGCGAGGAGTGCACCCCAGAGGACGCAAGGCGGATGCTGCTGTCAGATCGGCCAGCGGATGACTACGCCTGGGAAAACAATTTTGAGTTTTACACCACCGGCGTGAGCCGTACCGGCTGCATGTTCTGCGCCTTTGGGGCACATCTTGAGAGCTGCCCCAACCGTTTCCAGCAAATGCAGGTGTCCCACCCCAAGCAATATGACTATTGTATGCGCCCGGTGGACCAGGGCGGCCTTGGCATGGCTGAGGTCCTGGACTACATCGGCGTGGACCACTAAGGAGGACCGTGACACATGAAAATCATCAATCCCTACACCGAAATCCTCACCCCGCTGGATGGCCAGGCCATCCTCCAGCACATTGAGCTGTGCGGGCGGGTCTGCTACAAGTCTGAGGACAAAATCACCGACACCAGCGCCGCCAAGTTTGTGGCGGGCATCATCAAGCGTGGCCATGAGGCCGTCCTGGAACACTTTGACATCACGGTCAAGTTTGTGTGTGACCGGGGTGTGTCCCATGAAATTGTCCGGCACCGCATGGCCTCCTACTGCCAAGAGAGCACCCGCTACTGCAACTATTCCAAGGATGTTTTTGGCAGTGAAATCACCGTCATCCGCCCCTCTTTCCTGACGGAGGGCACACCGGGCTGGCAGTATTGGAAAGTGGCTTGCAGAATGGCTGAAAAGTCATATTTTGAGCTGCTGGACTGGGGCTGCACCCCGCAAGAGGCCCGTGCTGTTCTGCCCACATGCCTCAAGACCGAGGTGGTGATGACAGCCAACCTGCGGGAATGGCGGCATTTCTTCAAGCTGCGGACCGTCCCGGCGGCACACCCGCAGATGCGTGAGGTGGCCATCCCGCTGCTCCACCAGATGCGCTCCCAAGTGCCGGTCATCTTTGATGACATTGAGGAGGCCGCCCATGAAACGCTCTGAGATTTTGGAGGCCGCCCGCCGCTGTGTCTGCGGTGAGCGTGAGCAGGACTATGGCACGCCGGAGAATAACTTTGAAACCATCGGCCTGCTCTGGGGTGTCTACCTCAGAGCGGCGCACCCGGAGTATGCCAAGGTCATGCCCATCAACGGCATCACGGCCAAGGATGCCGGCACTATGCTGGCCCTGCTCAAGGTGGCCCGCATCGCCACCGGCTCCAGCCCCGACAGCTTTATTGATCTGGCAGGCTATGCGGCCTGCGCCGGTGAAATCGTGACAGAAAGGAGCTACCCCTATGAAAAAGCGGAAACCCAGACCCAGGAGTGAAAAGCCCCGGATGTGTGACCCCGGCATGTGTGACTGCTGCCAGTACATTGGTGAGGGTGACTTCATCTGTGACAAAGGCCCCGGCCAGCCGGTCCTTGTGGTTGAGGACTGGCAGCCCAATGAGAACGCCGGGCGCTGCCGGAGAGGCACAAAGCGATGAACAGAAAAGAGCGGCGAAACCTGCAACGCCAAGGTGTGCAGGTGCCCAAAGACCCCACACTCAACATCAAGCTCTCCGCTCTGGGCAAGTCCATAATGACCCCGGAGATGCAGATGGCCATGATGCACGAAATCAACCAGCAATGCCTTGAGAAAGATGACTTGCTGGCTCTGGATGTGGACTGCATGGTGCTCTGGACACTGCACCGGCACCTGGGCTTTGGGGTCAAGCGGCTCCATGACTTCTATCTGGCGATGGCCGCAGAGCACCGCCGGATGCGTGAATTTTATGAAATGGATGACCTGTACCCGGAACGGCTCAAGCTCAAAGAGCTGGGTGCAGATGTCGAACAATGGCAAAAGGAGGTGCTGGCCAATGAGCCCAAAACCCTGGGAAAACGCTGAGGGCTACGCAGACCCAACGGCATACAACGCCATCAAGAAAGTGTCCGCAGAGGGACATGAGGCGCTGGATGCCAAGGTCAACACTCTCATCAAGGTCCTCAAGTTTATCATTGCGGAAAGCGGCTTTGAGCTGGCGGCCCGCATTGAGCTCCGGGACCGCAAGACAGGGAGGTTTTTTAGATGACCAAATGTGAAACGGCAATCTGCCAGCTTGCGGTGAATGTCTATGGCAAGACCAGCCAGTGCACGGTCTGCATGGAGGAGATGGCAGAGCTCACCAAGGAGCTCTCCAAAAAAAAACCTCCGTGGCCAGGACAACGCCGCCCACATCGCTGAGGAGATCGCTGATGTTGAGATCATGCTGGAACAGCTCAAGCTCATGTTCAGCATCCGTGATGAGGTGACCCAGCAGCGCACCGTCAAGCTCCAGCGGCTTGACAACCGCATTTCTCAATCCCTGATACATTCGAAACCGTGAGGTGTGACCCATGCAATTTGACCGCAAAATAACCATCTCCGCCGGTAGCAGCCGGAGGGCCATGGTCTGGCAGGCACAAACCCTGCTCATTTCTGAGCTGTGGGCAAAGCTCCAGACCCCCGCCAGAGGCACTGAGCCCCTGGCAGAATATCTGAATATGAAAAAGGCCCAGCAGGATGACCTCAAGGATGTGGGCGGCTTTATGGCAGGCACACTGTCAGGCCCCCGCCGAAAGGCCAACAATGTGACCGGGCGTGATGTCATCACGCTGGACCTGGACAACATCCCACCGGGCGGCACGGAGGATGTCCTGCGCCGTGTTGAGGGGCTGAGCTGCGGCTATTGCATCTATTCCACCCGTAAGCACAGCCCGGCGGCACCCCGCCTGCGTGTTCTGCTGCCGCTGGACCGCACGGCCTCAGCGGATGAATATGAGCCCATCGCCCGCAAGATGGCGGAGTACATAGGCCTGGAGCTCTGTGACCCCACCACTTTTGAGGTGTCCCGTTTGATGTACTGGCCAAGCTGCTGCTCAGACAGCCAATACATCTATGTGTGGAAAGACAAGCCCCTGTTGTCCGTCAAGGGCCTGCTGGGCCAGTATGAGGACTGGCGTGACTGCACCCTCTGGCCCCAGGTGCCCGGCTCCCAAAACCTGCCCACTAAGCTGGCAGTCAAGCAGGGTGACCCGGAGGCCAAAAACGGTGTTGTGGGCGCTTTCTGCCGCACCTATGACATCTACCGTGCCATGGATGAGCTCATCCCTGGCATGTATGAGCCGGTGGAGAGTATGCCGGGCCGCTACACCTACTTGGGCGGCTCCACAACCGGCGGCGCTGTCATCTATGACAGCGGCAAGTTTCTCTACTCCCACCACGCCACTGACCCGTGCAGCGGCAAGCTGGTGAACGCCTTTGACCTGGTGCGCCTGCATCGCTTTGGTGACAAGGACGATGAGGCCCAGCCGGGCACTCCCACCAACCGCCTGCCCTCCTACCGTGCCATGTGCGAACTGGCCACGCAAGACCCCGATGTGTCCGCCCTGATGAGCCAGGAGCGCTACCAGGAGGCCGTCAAGGACTTTGAGGGCGTGGAGGCCACCAACGATGCAGAGCCCGCCAACTGGATGGACCGGCTGGAGATCAACAGCCAGACCGGCCTCCCCAAGGCTACCATTGATAATGTCTGGATTATTCTTGAGAATGACCCGCTGCTCAAGGGCAAGTTTGCCCTCAACCAGTTTGCGGGCCGTGGTGAGGTGCTGGATGCGCTCCCCTGGAACGCTTCCACCAAACGCCGCCTTTGGGATGACAATGACAACAATGGCCTCTACTGGTACATGGAAAAGGTCCACCACATCACCGGCAACGGCAAGATTGACGGGGCCCTCTCCCTCCACACCACACAGCACGCTTTCAACGAGGTCCAGGACTACCTCCAGAGCCTCAAGTGGGACGGCGTGCCCCGCCTGGACACCCTTTTCATTGACTACCTGGGGGCGGAGGACAGCCCCTATATCAGAGCGGTGACCCGCAAGGCTTTCACCGCCGCCGTCACCCGTGCCATGGTGCCCGGCAGCAAGTATGACAACATGCTCATCCTGGCTGGCCCCCAGGGCATTGGCAAGAGCACCCTGCTGGATAAGATGAGCCGGGGCTGGTTTAATGACAGCATCCGCACCTTTGAGGGCAAGGAGGCCTCTGAACTTTTGCAGGGGGTCTGGCTGGTGGAGATCGGTGAGCTGGACGCTTTCCGCAAGACGGATGTGGCGTGCATCAAGCAGTTTCTCTCCCTGCGCTCTGACCGTTTCCGTGCGGCCTATGGCCGCCATGTCAAGGAGCTGCCCCGGTGCTGTGTGTTCTTCGGCACCACCAACACCTCTGACTACCTGCGGGACCGCACCGGCAACCGGCGTTTCTGGCCGGTGGATGTGGGCCTGGCCCCGGCGGCCAAAAGCGTCTGGACTGATCTGCCCGGAGAAATTGACCAGCTCTGGGCTGAGGCCATGGTCCGCTGGCAGACGGGAGAGCCGCTTTTCCTCAAAGGGGAAATTGAGGCCGCCGCTAAGGAGGCCCAGGAGGCCCACCGTGAGGTCAACACCCGTGAGGGCATCATACTGGACTTTCTGGAGCGCCCGGTGCCGGAGGACTGGCAGAACTGGCCGCTTGACCGCCGCCGGATGTTCTGGGGCGGCGCTGTGCAAGGAGATGTCAAGCTGGTGCCCCGTGACCGTGTGTGTGCTCTGGAGGTCTGGTGTGAGGCTCTGGACGGCAAGCAGCGGGATATGAGGTACAGTGACACGGCAGAAATCAACAGCATCATTGAGGCCAGCGCCTTGTGGGAAAGGGCCAGAGGCTCCCTGCGCTTTGGCTACTGCGGCAAGCAACGGGGCTTTCAAAAGGTGCGGCTTTGACCCGGAACATTGCCCGGAACATTTGAGATTTTCAGATGTTCCAATGTTCCGGGCAGGTGGAACATGTTCCAGGCAATGTTCCGGCAAATGTTCCGGGCAAAACCCTTGCGCCGCAAGGCTTTTAGGCTAAGTGGAACATTGGAACATTCATTTTCTATATTAGGGTAAAAGAGAGGATTTAGAGAGAATAGAGAAAAATAAAACTCTCTAAACCGCCTGTTTGCGCTACATACACGCGCGAATGTTCCACTGTTCCGAAAGGAGGAAATCCATGAAAGAAAGCTATATTGAGAGCTACCTTGTTCGCAAGGTGAAAGAGCACGGTGGCCTCTGCTATAAGTTTGTGTCACCCGGAAATCCCGGCGTGCCTGATCGACTGATAATCACCCCCACCGGCAAGACCATCTTTGTTGAACTGAAAACGGAGGTGGGCAGGCTGGCCAAAGTCCAGAAATGGCAGCGGAGTGAGATGGAGAAACGGGGGGCGGACTGCCGGGTGCTGTTTGGGATGGACGCAGTAAAGGACTTTTTGAGGGAGGTTTTCCCCGCATGAAATATGTGCCGCATGACTACCAGGCCTATTGCATCCAGCGTGTAGTTGAGGACCCTGCCGTTGGGCTGTTTCTCCGTCCCGGCCTTGGAAAAACGGTCATCACTCTGTCAGCGGTCAATATTCTCAAGTATTTTCGCTGGCAGGTGCAAAAGGTCCTGGTAGTGGCCCCCAAAAAGGTGGCAGAGGCCACCTGGAGCAAGGAGGCCGCCAAGTGGGACCACCTCCAGCACCTCCGCACCTCTGTGGTGCTGGGCAGCGCCACCAAGCGCATCAAGGCCCTCAACACTCCGGCGGACATCTATGTCATCAATCGGGAAAATGTGGAGTGGCTGGTGGACTACTACAAACAGGCCTGGCCCTTTGACATGGTGGTGCTTGATGAGAGCACCAGCTTTAAGAACAGCCAGAGCAAGCGCTGGAAAGCCATGAGGCGGGTGCGGCGTTTCATCAAGCGGATGGTCCTGCTGACCGGCACGCCGTCCTCTAAGGGCCTCATTGATCTGTGGGCACAAGTTTACTTGCTGGACTGCGGAGAGCGCCTGGGGCAATCTCTGAGCGCCTACCGTGAGCGTTATTTTGACCCTGACCAGCGGAGCCGCACACAGATTTTTTCCTACAAGGCCAAAGACGGTGCGGAGAGCGCTGTGTTGGATGCTATTTCTGACATCTGCCTCTCCATGAAAGCGGAGGACTACCTGGAGCTGCCGGACTTCATCCAGCATGAGGTGCCGGTGCTGCTGGATGCCAAAGCCCGCCGGGCCTATGACCAGTTTGAGCGTGACCTGCTGCTGGAGGTGGACGAGGATGTCATCACCGCCGCCTCTGCCGCCGTTCTTGTGGGAAAACTCCTGCAAATGTGCAACGGCGCTGTGTATAGCAATGATGGCCACATCGTGCCGGTCCATGACTGCAAGCTGGAGGCCTATCTGGAGCTGCTGGAGCAGTTGAACGGAGAGCACTGCCTGACTTTCTACGGCTACCAACATGACCGTGACCGCATCCTGGAGGCGCTGAAAAAGCACCGCAAGGACCTCCGGGTGAGGGTCTACAAAACCGTGGAGGATGAGGAGGCCTGGAACAACGGAGAGGTTGATGTGCTGCTGGTGCATCCGGCCTCCTGTGCCTACGGCCTCAACCTCCAGGCAGGCGGCCAGCATGTGGTGTGGTACGGCCTCAACTGGTCCTTTGAGCTGAATGACCAGGGCAACTGCCGCTTATACCGGCAGGGCTCCCCCTATGACAAGGTTTTCGTCCACTATCTTGTAGTGCAGGGCTGCCAGGATGAGGATGTCATGGCTACGGTGCGAGATCGCCAGGACACCCATGAGGCCGTCATGTCCGCACTCAAGGCCAGAATTAAGCGAGTAAAGGAGAGCGCAAAATGAGCGATAATCTGAATATTAAACTGCTGAAACAGCACGCCGCCATCCTGGAAACGGCCCTCCAGACCGTCAACAATGTTTCCAAGAGCATCACGGAGGAGGCAGCGGCCCTGGATGCGGAGCTTGCCCCCGTCCAGGATGCCACGGATGCGCTGGTGGCCTGCGAGAGGGCCCAGGAGCGTGCCCGCTTTGCTGAGGCGAAACTGAACAAGGCCGTGGCGGACCTGCGCTTTGTCATGGCCGGTGGTGACCCTTGCCGGGTGTGTGCCGTCAAGTGCACTTTTGGTGAGGGCAACTGCAAACCCGTGTGGCGTGGAGAGGCTGGTGCTGATTTGTGACTTTGAAAGAACTGTCCCAGCTTTACTATCTCAACCGGGAGATCGAGATGGACAAAAAGCGCCTCCTTGAGCTGGAGGCCAGGGCGGTGTCCTGTTCGTCAGATCTGTCCGGGATGCCCAGGAGCTCCGGCGTGGGGGACCGTGTTGGCCGCTATGCGGCGGAGATCGTGGACCTCAAGGGCATCATTGAGGCCAAACTCCAGCAGTGCATCTATGAGCGCAACCGTTTGGAGAGGTACATCACCACCATTGAGGACAGCCTCCTCCGGCAGGTTTTCACATATCGCTTTGTGAATGGACTGCCGTGGCAGCAGGTGGCCGCATGTATCGGCGGGAGTAACACTGCTGACGGCGTGCGGATGATGTGCAACAGGTACATCAAGGCCACGGAGCCGGAAACAGATGACGGCACAGAGGTCCAACTGTAACTTGTTCGTTCTGTTCGGTGTTTCTGTGGTACACTATATCCTGCGGGTAGTGCCTCAAGATGATGCAATACCTCCTTGGTTGAACAGCGGCAAGGTGACGGATAATGAAACCCAGACCCTTGCCGCTGTTTCATTCTAACGATTTTTTTAGAGCCGTCCGATGAGGGCGGCTTTTACTATGTGATGGGGTGGTGAGATGGCAAAGCTGACTGAAAAGCAAAAGCGATTTGTGCAGGAATACCTTGTGGACCTCAATGCCACGGCGGCTGCCAAGCGTGCCGGATATAGCGAAAAAAGCGCCTCCCGGATAGCCGTGGAACTACTCAATAAAACTCAAGTTTCTGCCGAAATCCAAAAGCAGCAGGCCAAGCGTCAAAAGCGGGTGGAAATCACCCAGGAAAAAGTGCTTGAGGAGCTGGCTGCAATCGCCTTTGCTAACGGTGCTGACTTCGCCACCGTCAACCAAAATGGCATTGTCCGCATCACCCCCACCTCTGAGCTGCCGGAGGAAAAGCGCAAGGCCATTGCCTCCATCAAGGAGGGGCAATATGGCACGGAGGTCAAGGTGCACGATAAGGTCAAGGCCCTGGAGCTGCTGGCCAAGCACCTGGGCATGTTCGACAGCAAGAACGGTGGCAGCGAGGCCCCAGAGAATAACATCTTTGAGGTCATTGACCAGAGCACCAGAGAGGAGATAGACACGGATGGAATACCAGAGATTGAGCACCCGGCAAAACCTGGCCATGACCTGGTGGAATAGGCCCGGCTTTGAGGTCTATGACGGCATCATCTGTGACGGCTCCATCCGCTCCGGCAAGACGGTGGCCATGACGGTGGGCTTTATCATGTGGGCCATGACCCGCTTTGACGGCTGCAATTTTGCCATCTGCGGCAAGACCATTGAGAGCCTGCGCCGCAATGTGACAAGCAATCTGCCCGTCTGGCTGGCGGGCGTTTTCTCTTTCAAGGAGCACCGCACTGAAAACAAGATCGTGGTGAGCGCCAACGGCAAGAGTAACAGCTTTTACCTGTTCGGCGGCAAGGACGAAAGCAGCGCCGCACTCATCCAGGGCATCACACTGGCAGGCATCCTGCTGGATGAGGTGGCCCTGATGCCGGAGAGCT